CTTCTGCACAACAATGCATGGCTAACTATAAAGAATGTGTTAGAAGGTATGGAATGAAGAAGACAGATAAGGTTGGAGGGACTAGACAAGTAGTTCCTTCTGATTTACGATAATGTATAGAGGCCCTAATGGAGTTGGAAAAGGAGATAAACCTAGAGCTATAGGTATATCTCAAAAAGAATTTGCAAAACGTTGGGATGCAATATTTAACAAAAAAAAGAAAGAAGGAAAACAAAGTGGCAGAACTGAGTAAAGACAGTAAATTTACATTTAGTATAGAAACTCTAATTACATTAGGAACAACATTAGTTATGATTGTTACGATGTGGTTTACTTTACAAGCGGATATACAAGAAGCAAAAGAATTACCTGAACCTCCAATAGGCAGAACTGAGTACGACTTAAAGGACCAGATGATTAGAAACACAATCATTGAAACTGAAAAAGATGTACAGGAAATTAAAGAAGAACAAAAAGAAATGCGTACAGATGTTAAAAACATTGAACGTATGTTGATGCAAAAGTGAGGTATAGAGATGAATTGGTTATATGGTTTTACATATTTGGTTGGTATTTGTTTATCATTATCGCCCTTATATGGTCAAAGTAGTTTAAAAGACTTACAACAGATTCAATTATTGAGTCAAGATGAATGTATAATAGTTCAAGTAAATGCAGACTGGAACTTTAAAGCTTCATTAGATTTAAATGGTTTAAATAATTGCGTATGGTTTAATGCGAGTATAGATAATAAAGAATACGGTGCAATTATTACAGATGAATGGAAGATAGTATCTGTTCCAACTATTATTATGTTTGAATATGGTAAAGAAGTAAAAAGGTTTGAAGCTGGATTAAGTTTCAATTTAGACAAAGATAAAATCATCAAGGAAATCAAAGATGAAATTGATGAAATACAACTAAGGAAGTTTCAATGATATATTTAGCAAGATGGTTTAAACAGATACTAGGTAGCCTAATATTGATTAGTACTTTAGCAGCACAAGACTTTTTTAAGTTTAGCACTATATATGGTGCATATAGCTTTAGTAGTCCTGTAACTAAAGAACTACAATATCAAGTGTCTGGTGGGCAATTACAAGAGTTACAAGAAGAACTAGATGACCATAGTATTATGACTTTTGGTATTAGAAAATTAGCAAGGTTTGGTTATGAAAATAAACCGGAAGTGTGGTATACTGGAGATGAAGCACCTATTAATGAAAGTGTTGCTATTGGTAACGTACCTACTGGTTGGGAATATGTAATACAATATTCTGACCACAAAGAGTTTGAAGAAGAGTTTGTAAACGAACAATATATGTTACGTTATATGGGAAAGAGTTTTTTGGTAAAAGCCAACTACGATTCAAGGGGCTTAGAAGACGTAGAGTTCGCAGCCTTAGATATGCGTTACAAAAAAAATATAGGTAACTTAGCGTTATCACTAGGTGTAGCTGGTAGAATGCACCCTGCGTACCTAGACTTTAGACCTATTGATTTATGGTGGGCTGAACAAGGTATTGACACAGATGAATTTACACCCTTTTGGGATTTTGCTTATTTCTATGGCTATACAGATGAGTTTGTAGAACAATTTACACAATATGGATATAGCTACTTTGATTTTAAGTGGTATAATGCAGAAGGTGAACTTGTAGCAAACACAGATGACCAATTCTATAAACAAGTATACGGAGAGCTGGTTAAGCAATACAATGAAGAATATGCAAAAGACTTAGGGTATCAAAACGAACTAAGTTTATCGGTAGGTGCAGACTATTATAAGTATACACCAAAGAACTGGTTGCATATGTGGGTAACAACTTATCCAGTAACTAAAGGTATGTCTGACTATTCATTTAATTATGACGTAGTAGACAATGGTATGGACTATGACTTAGGTCTAGTTTATGGTTGGAAGCTAACTAAAAAGTTTGGAGTATTTTTAGAAGGTAGATTTTTGTCAATGTATGATGTTCAATCTTATGAATCTAAGGTTGGACTGAACTGGTTGATATACTAATGGCTAAGAAAAAAACAAAGAAAAAAAAGAAAGGCTTGTATGCAAACATACACGCTAAACGTAGAAGAATTAAAGCTGGTTCAAAAGAAAAAATGAGAAGACCTGGAAGCAAAGGTGCTCCTACAAACGCTAATTTTAAAAGAGCTAAGAAGACAGCTAAAAAAAGAAAGAAAAAGAAATAGTGGCTAGAAAAGCAAAAAAATCTATACGCAAGACTACTAAAGGTAAGAATGCTAATTATAGAAAAACTAAGTCTGGAGCAGGAATGACTGCTAAGGGAGTTAGAGCTTATAGGAAAGCAAACCCTGGAAGTAAATTAAAGACTGCTGTTACTGGTAAAGTTAAAAAGGGTAGCAAAGCAGCTAAAAGAAGAAAGTCTTATTGTGCAAGGTCTTTAGGACAACTAAAACGAAGCTCTGCTAAAACTAGAAACAATCCTAATTCTAGAATAAGGCAGGCGAGAAGGAGATGGGAATGCAGATAATATGTGATTGTGGGTGTGGAATATGCCTAAGTTAAATGTAGTAGCAAGTATTATTGACAAAGTAGCTGGTCATGTGGACAAGTTTACTTTAGATAAAGAAGAGAAAGCAAACTTAATCATGGAGATTAATAAGGCTCAAATAGAAGTTAATAAGATAGAAGCAGGTTCTTCTAGTCTATTTAAAAGTGGGTGGAGACCTTTCGTAGGATGGGTTTGTGCTTTTGCATTGTGTTATCACTTTGTATTACAACCTATGATGGCTTTTGGATTAACTGCAGCGGGATACAATATTGTATTACCTGAATTTGATATGACTACTTTGACTACGGTATTAATGGGACTTTTAGGTCTTGGAGGAATGCGTAGTTTTGAAAAAGTCAAAAGGTCTGCATAATGCCAAGAAAATCTTTACAGCTCAATGACTTTAGTAAGGGGCTTAACACTAAGTCCTCTCCTAGAGATATACTTCTAAACCAAGTACAAAAATCCGATAATGTAGTTTTATCTAATCCTGGATTAATTGAATCTGCATCTGACTCTACTTCAAAAAGTAGTTCATCCCCGACTTTAACACATACTAAAAAAGGTAACGGAGCATTTATATTTAACTCGGAGTATAATGTAGATACAAGTGGAGGTGCATCAACAAACCCTAGTCAAATAATAGCATACCCTATAGATGACAGTTCTGGAAATACTACTATACAGTTTTTTAGAAGAGATTTTGATACTCCTGGAGATAACTTTGCTATTCAGGGAACTGATACTGAAATAGATATGCAAGTAACTGGTGCAGTAGAGCCAGTATATTATTTTGTAGATGGAGTTTTGTACGTTTCAGATAAAATTGCAGTAGACTCTAGCATAACAACAGAACCTAGAAAACTTGTATACGTTGATAATTCTTCTAGATTTGGTAGCGATGTTAGCGGGTGGTTCGACACTACGATGCAAGTAGAAAAATTATCTACTAAGTTTGAGACTATAACAAAAGGAACAAGTTTTACTGACCCAGGAGTTGGAGAGTTTAGTATAAAATTACAGACAGACCCAACTTTAGACTCTCAATCATTTTTTGATATTATTGAAAATGATGACTCTGATAACTTTCTTAAAGTAACGCCTAATCCAAATGAAACAAATCCAGACCCTACTGCTGACATAAAATTAACAGATAAATTAATTCATTTAAAACTAACAGATGCAAATGATATGTCATCTGTTTCTTTAAACTATGGAGGAAGTAGCGGTATATCAACTGGAGGAATAGCAAATCTTGTAGGAGAAATTATACATATTAACGGCGAAGCTATGAGAGTAAGAAGTACTAATACTTTGAATGGCTCGGCAACTTTAGATGTGCTACAACTTCTTGTTGATAGAGATGTATTTGGAACTGGAGCTTTAGAACACGCTACCGGAGCAAAGGCTCAAACAACCTTAGAAACTAGTATAAGTGTTACTGGCGGTGGATGGGAAGCAGGTTCCTATGAATTTTGTCATACTATAGTAGACTTACAAGACAATGAAACATTACCTCAAACACCTAAAACAACTTTATTTCCAATAACAACTGGTGCATATTTTACTAATGTAGGATTTAGAATAAAAGATACTGGATTCAGTGCATTAAATACTGGCTATAAAAATGAAAAAGGCGTAAGAGTTTATACAAGAAAAAAAGACGGTAACGGTAGATGGATATTATTTTTAGATGTGGATTATGAAAGAGGAGTTAGAACAAATTTATTTGAGGACTTTAATGCATTTACACACCCTTCTGATGACAATTTTGCTGACGTTACAGGTTTAGACTTAGTAAATCCCTCTTTAGATACCTATGAAAGTATTAATGGATACTCACAAGATGAAGAGTCTATAGATTTTGGTACAAAGGGTGGATATAAAGCTGCTACTGTTTGCGGAAGAAGAGCTTGGGTAGCTAACGCAAGAAAAGATGATACGGTATTTGACGATAGAATATACTACAGTCCAGTTAATAGATTTTCAACATTCCCAGATAGCTATTATTTAGATATAGGTATTAGTGACGGAGATTCATTTACAGCATTACATAGCCTAGGTAATAGGTTGTTAGCTTTTAAACAAAAAAAACTATACGTAATTAACATATCTTCTACCTCTGATGCTGGTTGGTATTTAGAAGCAGAGTATGATGGTACGGGATGTAGACAGCAAGAATCGGTTTGTAAAACCCCATTTGGTGTTTGTTGGGTAAATGACGATGGAGTATATTTATTTGATGGACAATCGGTTCCAAGCGAATTAACTGAATCTTTAGATGACAAAACTTGGAGAAATAATCAAGCTACTAAAAATCCGGCTATAGGATATAATAATAAATACAAACAACTAAATGTAGTTCAAGATACTGCTGCAGATACAGATTTATTTGTATTCGATTTTTTAACTAAGGGTTGGAGTAAAAGTGTTAGTTCTATAGGGAGTTCAGGTATATCAAATCTTATTCCTTCTTATGATGGGTTGTATTACCTAGAATATGGAAGTAGTAATACTAAGACTGTTAAGCTTTTATCTGGAGACGTTGGTACTTCTAGTATTGAACTTATTACAAAAGATTTAGACTTTGGAGATATTTTAACTACTAAAAAAATTAGAAAAGTGTATGTATCAGCAAGAGATGCTTCAGCTAATACAACTCTTACTCTTTCTTACGCATTAAATGGAAGCACTACTTATACAGCATTAACAGGTCAGGCGGTTAATAATGCTAACTATCAAATCAAAGCATTTACTGTAGGCCAGTCGTGTCAGTCTGTATCTTTTAAACTTGTTACAAACGGAAAAATAGATATTAACGACATAAATATAGATTACAGACAAACTAATAAGAGACCTTCATAATGCCAAAATCTGGCAACCATAATGTCAATAACATTGACTCTTTCTTTAGAGTAAGACCATCTAAAACTAATATTAGAGAGGGTGAAACAGTATCATTTCTAGAAGATGGAGTACTTGTAAAACAAGAAAAAAGAAATGGTGTTGTATACGAACAAAAATTTACTGAACTAGCTAGCTCTGCAAAAGTAACACAAACTACTGGAGATGTAACAAACTTAATAGTAGCTGGTAGCTCATCTTCTGAAGGTGACGTAACTGGTATTACAGCTGGCACAGGTTTAAGTGGTGGTGGTTCTGGTGGTAATATAACTCTAAATATAGACTCTACTGTTACTACTCTTACAGGAACACAAACACTTACTAACAAAACTTTAACAGCACCTACTTTAACTACGCCAGCATTAGGAACACCAGCAAGTGGTGTTATGACAAATGTAACAGGTACGGCTGCAAACCTAACAACTGGAAAAGTAACAGTAACAGATAGTACAGCTAATACAAATTTTCCTGTTATATTTCATGATGAGTCTAATGCTTTATTAGATGATACTAGTGCATTAACCTACAATCCAAGCTCTGGTACTCTTGTAGTGCCAAACTTAAATGTTAGTGGAACGACAACTACTGTAGATACTACAAATCTTGTTGTATCAGATAAACTTATTGAGTTATCTAACGGAGCAACTGGAACTCCTGCTGCAGAAGCAGATTCAGGATTAATTATAGAAAGAGGAAGTTCTGACAATGTGTTTATTGGTTGGGATGAAGGTAGCGATAGAGTAAGATTTGCTATAACATCATCTACAGGTTCTTCAAGTACAGTATCTTTTAGTTCTAATGCAAATATACAAGCAGGTAGATTATATGGAGATGTTACTGGAGATGTTACTGGTAATGCCGATACAGCTACTACGTTAGCTACTAACAGAGCTTTTTCTTTAACAGGCGATGTTACTGCTAGTGGAGTTAATTTTAACGGCTCAGCAGCTGTAGAGCTTACCACTACAATAGCAGCTACATCTGTAGAGGGAAGTATGTTAAATGACAATGTAATTAGTGGACAAGGTGCGTTAGGTAGTGCATCAGTAGCACAAGCTGATTTATTTATGATGGATGATGGTCCAGGTACACTTAAAAAAGTTACATTCTCTAATTTAGAAGATTCAATATTTGGAAATGTTAGTGGAGATGCAACAATAGCTGCAGGTGGAGCATTAACTATTGCAGCCAATTCAGTAGAAGGAACAATGTTAAACACAAATGCAGCAGATACTTCTACATTAGAATTATCAAGTGATACCTTATCGGTATTAAAAGTACCAAATGCATTAACTGCAGGTACTGGTATAACAGCAGCAGGAACATTTGACGGAGCTGCAGCTAGAACTGTATCTATAACACCAGCACAAACAGCTATTACATCTATAATTAACACTTCTTTAAGAATGGGAAGAGCAGCTGATAGTGAGTATATAGATTTTGGAACAGATAATGAAGTAAGAATTGCAGCTGGAAATGTAACCTTTATGAAGTTTATTGATGACACCCAAGATAAAATAATTGTTGGAGATGGTTCTTCTGATATAGACTTTATTGTAGATGATAATAGTGGTAATGCAGCCTTTACCGTCCAATCAAGTGACGGTGCTGTAACTATACCAGGTGCTTTAACAGTAGGTTCAATAGGTGGTGTAACAAACTATATTGGTACAAATGTTATTGCTAATACTTATAAATATAATAACAGTGGTAGTGCTGGAGCTACTGCATTTACGATTGGTGCTACTGGTGGTGTAGAATTTACTCAAGCTATTTCTTTAGCTAATGCTGATTTTGCATCTACTAGCTCTGATGGTCCTGTAGTAAGTTTAAAATCTAATATAACAAATGAAGATGCTGTAAATTTTTTAGGTAGAATAAACTTTTCTGCTCCTGTTTCTGGTAGTTCTGGAGATGACTCTAGATTATTAGCAGCTTCTATTGTAGCACAAAAAAGTGCAACATTTAGCTCTACATCAAATCAAACAGATATGATATTTGAATTAGGAGTATCTGAAGTTGCATCTGAAAAATTTAGAATATTAAGTGATGGTAAAATAAAAATTGGTAATGCATATACTTTACCAGCTGCTGATGGTTCTGCGAATCAAATATTAAAAACAAATGGTAGTGGAACAGTATCTTTTGCAGCTGAATCAACTCCTGCAGTAACCTCTTATACTAATACTGGAGATAATAGAGTATTAACTTCAGTTGGTGGTACTACTATTAATGGAGAATCTA